AGGTATAAAATCAGCCACAACATCTACGTTTTTATTTATTATAAAATAAATAAGCTCTTAATTAGTGAGACTAACATTAGATACGAATCAAGTCAGCTGCCATCACAGCATCCCAATCCACTGTCTTAACTGTCTTTAACTGATCAAGGGTAGAGAATCTTTCACCCGAAAGAGACATCTGAAGATCCTTGATCTTTTTGGCTGTTTTAATTCCAACTCCTTTAATATGATCTGCGATCATTTGAGCAGAAGCATTATTAATATTCAACCGTGTATCAGGAGGAAAGTCTCTAGGCGTTTCCTTATTGGCACGGTCTTTAATTTGTAAAGATTTTACCTTTTTAGTGGCTTGTGTATCCTCTTCAATCTCTTCACGCCAAACAGTAAAAAGGCGACCTTCAGAGTCTTGGACCATCCTCCAATCGCCATTATCCCACTCTGTAATTACTTTTAGAGTGGCTCCCGTTTTTTTGTGACGGTATAACATAAGACCAGTAAATTTTACTGGTCTTATTTTAACCTATTCAGCTGCCGCTGCTAACAATTTTGTTAGGCAGATAAGCTTCAATGTCGTTATAGTCAGAAGCAACATCAGGTTGGATGTAGCAAAGCTCAACAACAATGTAGCCATAGGTTCCAGCAGTGGCATCTCCGGAAGAGATGTAGAAACCACCGGAAGTAGCAGTAGCATTACCGGATGCCTTTGCGTAGACCTTAAAGGTCGTAGCGGCAGTGTTTTCGCGGTAAACCTTACCTGCGGTAACACCAGCAGCGCCGGTAGCGGTCAGGAAAGGAGTTGTGCTGGTAGCAGAAGAGCCACCGGCAAAGAAGATTTCCCCAGCCTGACCACCGGAAGTGGTGGAGGAAAGGTTGGCCTGGATCAAGCCTTCGCCAACGCCTGAAGCGGCGACAGGTGAACCAGCGTTATCGCGACCGAAAGAGATCACATTTCCAGTGGCTGCATACACACCAGAAGCAACGCGGCGGTCTCCCCAGCCCGAAGCGATGGCGACAGTAGCGCGATAGCCGTAGGCAGGCAGGTCAGTAGAACCGGAGATCACCATTCCGGTGATGTCGGTACGGGTGTCGTCTTGCCGATAGGGGGAAGGAACGATCACATCAGCAGAGGCAACTGCGCCATCACCAGAAGTTGCGGTGACTTTGACATAACCACGCTGTTGGAAGTAGCGGTAACCAGGGACAGCCAACACAGAGGTGGGGCCTGCCTTGGAAGAATTGTTAGTACCGTCTTGATTGGAATCAATGTTCTTGTACCAACCGTTTAAGGCCTCTGTCCAGTTACCTGGATAGATTTTCTTAGCGGACAAGTAGGTCATTTATCTCTCCTATTGAGGTTTTGTTTTAATTAGTCAGGCTCAAATAGTGCCGTCGTCTTGAACGAAGCTAAATGCGGTGGTGATGAAGTCCTTATTAAGAATTTCGAAACCAGCATACAGTTGCCAAATCAGAATAATGAAGCGGCTGAAGTCATCATTATTGTTGATGAGCACCTGGGCGTTAGGGCCACCGATGCCAACACCGATTGACTGAGGACCGAAGAAGTAGCCCTGAGCGACTTCCTTGGAAGCATAGCTGCTGCCGCCGTCAAAAGACGTATTGACATTCTTGTTGGGGAAGTTGGTGGACTCGTAGAACTTCACACCTTCAAACTGAACGCCAGTAGGCATAACAGGCTCACCAGCCAAGAAGTAGGCTTGGCCTGCCTGAGGACCCATGTAGAAGCTGGCGTTGTTAGGCATCATGGGGTTGCCCATGTACATGCCTTGACCAGGATTACCGGCGTAACGAGCGATCTCACGGAAGTCATCGTCACGACGCAGGTGCATCATGAAGGTGGGATCGCAAATACAACGATACAGACCGTCAGCAAAGGTAGGTACGTTGCGCTTACGCATCTGCTTAACAACGTTCAGCAGGTCAGTACGCACGGAGAATTGCTGAACCTGAGCTTCATACTCAGCAGTGGTGTAAGAGATACGGTTTTGACTGTCTTTCTCTTTAGAGCCTGCAAAATAGTAACCGCCGATGTCATCGGATGCAGCTCCATTAGCCTCAGCTTTGGCCATTTCGTCAATGAAGACGCGGTCGCGCCAACGACGATAGTCGTCCAGCAGAGTCAGAGAACCGATGCTCTGGTGGAACATGTTCAAGTTGCCGGTGTCGAGCAGCAGACGCTGAGCGGTAACCAGAGTCTCACGGGCAATTTTAAAGGTTGAAGGCTGGGTGGGATCGCCAGGATCAGCAGGACCGGTGTACTCTTTCAGCACAACAAGCACCTTCTCCTTGGTGATGTTACGGCTGTTAGCAGTACCGATGGTCTGATCGGAGACGCGCTCACGGCTCTCCTTGGTTCCAGGGGTTCCCCAGAACTTGTAGCGATCAAGTTGCACCGTCTGGCCGGGCTGGCGAGTGAAGTCATGGACGACCACAGGCTCAGCAGCCATCTCGCAAATGTAAGCGGGGTGAGGGCGATAAAGCTCCGCACCTAGCAGTTTTGGAAAATCGTTCTCCTGGTCTCCAATTTCTTGAAGGGGTGGACCATCTCTTCATCCCAGAGGGATGCCGGACGCTGTATCTGGTATTACGTTACAAGATCGTGTAACACCCAGTGGCCTCTGCACGTTCCAATCACGGGCTTGATTGGCTTCGCTCAGGATTACCCTCGTCTTTACGTTAGGGCTTCCCTGAATTCATCCAGTTTTCACTTAACGATTGCTCGCTAAGGTGACAACGCTTGAGAAGTTCAGGTGAGGTAAAATTTGGAAACTTGTTCATAAACATCATGAATCCAAAATTAGTCTCAGGATTTGGTAATCTCTACTTAACTGAATCCGGAAGAGCTTTTGAAAAACACTTGGACGATAATGACCAGGAGTATTTTGAAGAACTTCCTATACAACACACTAGTAAGTATGATCGTGTCTCAATCCTTGTTGACGGTAAAAGAAAAAGATTTAATTTACACGTCTTAATGGCTGTTGCTTTCTTGGATTTAGATTTGCGTTCACATGGAACACACAACTTTTCTTTGCAAGTTAATCATATAGATAACAACAAAAGAAATAACAATCTAAATAATTTAGAGATTGCTACTAAACAAGAAAACCTTATAAGAAGCTGGACTGAAAACAATCAAATTAACAATGGTTTTGCAAGTAAAGGAAAGGCGAAAACATCACTCAGGAAATTTTCTAAAGAAGATGTGAAACAAATTAAATCTTTAAAAGAAGCAGGTCTTTCATACAGAAAGATTGCTGAAAAATTTAATTGTAATCACGGTGCTATTTACCAAATGCTGAAAGGTAATACCTACCAGGATCTGAACTAGCTATCAATGAACACTTTGGTTTATCCTCCAGTGTCAGGTTTATCGGGTGAAAGATAAAGCCAAACGGCTTATCTAACAAAATACTAGCATCAAGTAATTTTAAATACGGAGGGGGTAATAATTACCCCCTCTGTATTTATCATTCCATTACAAACAGCTTGTTAGCCATTGTTCCTGGATTTGCTTGGTTCAGGATACGCCAAGCGTTCTGCGGATCATTAATCATCTGCTGGTCAAAAACATTCCAGAACTCACGGGTATTCTGTGGACTGGACTGCACGGGAGGAGCAGGCATAGCTGCGCCACGAGTAGGTTGGACGGCAGTCGGATAACCGCGAGTTTCTAGCTGTTGCTCGGACTCATAGACAGGGTAAGGTCCCTTGGGTCCGAAGAACTGCAAGGTGTAATCTGACAAAACATCGGGATTAGTTAAAATCTCGTTGTATGCCTTGTTTTCGACGTGCTCGTTGACTGCAAAAGCTGCATAATCGCAAAGCGTATCATGTGCCCAAATAGCATAGTCGGCATAGTCAGTCAGACACTGACGCTCATCTTGAGCCCAAATTACTGCGTCATCGAGAAGCTTTTCTAGATTTACCGCGTAATTGTTTAGAATCCCTGGTGCCTCTGGACCGAACGCGTTCAGAACCGCCCTGCTTTCCGGACTCAGATTGTAATAATCCGCTATCGCTCCGTCCACTTCCGCGTGGGCTTCCGCCGCCGCCCGACCGTATAGAGTCGAGGAGGTTGGGGAATAGTTGGGCGAGGATACCTGGTTGGGCGACCAAGTCAGGCGATCCGATTGTGAGATACCCGGGCTGATCGCTTC